AAGATTGATTCTGCGAAAGGTGTTACGTCATTAGTAATAGTGATTAGGTTGTTAAGAGTTGCTTCAACAACTGGATCTGCAATGAAGACACGACCTTGCATTGGTACGTTAGCCTTATCGAAAGCTAGGCGCATAGATACTAAGTGTGCTGTAGAGAAGATGTCGTTAGTCTCAGCTGAACCGATGCGGTGAGCAAAACCATTGATGGTGTTAGCATTCGCATTAGTCTGAGCTGCGTTAGCAACTGCTAAGAAACGAGTCTCGAAGTTCTCTTGTAGAGCACGAGTGGATTCAGCTGAACGAGCTGCCATAAGAGCATCTACGTTGTAACCATCTTCACGCATGTCATCAGTAACGAACCATGCATCACCAACATAATCAGTGATGGTAAGAGTTACACGACCAGTGTCGATTGGGTTGTAAGTGAAGGCTTCGTTCTCAGCACCTTCCTGAATTGTTACAGAACCAATGGTAGGGATGTTAATAGTATCGCCTGAACCAAAGTCTGCTACGTTACGGTAGTATTGCTCACCTAGCAAACCATCGTGTAGGTTCATCAGAATGAAGTCTGAATAGATCTCCTGCTCAATGAACGCTGTAGTGTTAGTAGTTAACTGCATTGTATTTCCTCAAATTATGTTTCAACATTGTGTTTTTGATAGACTCGATCTCGCACTTTGTGCAAGTACTCTATCTGTTCTTTAGTGGAAGCTCCTCGTAAGAGAGATTTCTCTGGAGGTGCTAAGCCCTCTTCTTTCTGAAAGCCAGTGGGAATACTCATGCTACCTGAAGTCATTCTAGGCGCTGGTGAACCACTCGCTTGATTGAAGAGCTGAAGTGCTGCTTGTGGACTTGTCTGTGACAAAGTCTGAAGCGCTTCGACAGTCATACCTAGTTCAGAAGCTTTAGCAGAGACCACCTCTTGTGTCTTGTCTCCATACTGTCCGAATAGTGCATCACTAACTTGCTTCTCATTGCTGCTAGCCTGCGATTGCGCTGACTGTTGAGCTGAGAAGTTTTGAACGAGGTTTAGTACGTCCTGCTCGTTCAGTCCACTAACTTGAGGGGTTGTCTCAGGTTGGGCCTGCTGTGCAGTGAGCTTGCCTACAACATCTTCCACTGCTGCTCTCTTACTTAACTCTTCTGTAAGTCTTGCAATCTCAGCAGCTTGTGTGTCAACCTCTGACTTTAGCTGTGGAATGTAAGACTGACTATGAGCTAATGCATCAAGTGCTTTAGGGACATTGTCATATTTCTGCTCTCCATTCTCATTCTTTATCATGCTTAACTGGTTTGTAAAAGCTGATGTTTGAGAAGGTTGTTGTGCAGGGGTTTCCTGCTGTTGATTATTACCAAATGCTGTTGACTGGTCAGTCATATATATAACCTTTATGTTATGTTATTAATTTTCTACTATAATGTTTATATTATATAGAAGAAGAAGTATATTCTTAGTATACTACTATATACTAGAAATATTGAGTTTTCTATACATTTATTTTTCTAAAAGACTCATAACCTCTTCTAGAGCTCTCCTGTAACCAATGATGTCAGCTTGCTGGTAACACCAGTTAGGATTGTCATACTGAGCCTTGTTAGTAGCTAGGGCAGTCTCTATCTTCTCTTTGCAGATGTCAGAGAGTCTCCCCCTTACCACTGTAGCAGACTTGAAAGCAGACTTGATGTCTGCCTCCAATTGACTATCTACACCCTTAGTCCAAGTTGTCTTCATCACTCACCCATTGTAGGAGCTGTGTCCCGTACTAGTGCTTCTTCCCCTGCCCTACTAACTAGAGAGGCAGTTTCCTGTTGCTCAAATACAGCAATGTTAGGAGTGAAGATGTTGTAGCCGCTAAGTCCTGTAATGTCTTCTACAAAGTCTGTAAGAGCTTTGGCAGAGGTGTGCGGCATGATCATCTGACCTAGTGGTGAGTTGAATACAGTCATCACGTTCTGCAAGTCCTGAGACTGCTTAGCGAAGTGTCTAGCACCTACAGGCCTAACTACACCATTAGCTGTAATGTCTTCCTTAGTGACGCTCAGGAAGTCTTGTATACCTAGTTCATTATCAGTGATGCGTATAATGTCAGTGATGTCTAGATTACGTCTACTCACCTCTAGCATATCATTGAGAAGGGGTTCTAGTAGATTAACTTCAAAGTTAGTCACCTTAGTCTGGAAGATACGACCTGCTGCTGTAGCCAACTGCATCACCTCTCCGAGGGTTTTCTCTCCGGGTGTACGTATGCCAGCTGCTTCACGAGGAGCCCCTGCATACAGCTCCATACGGTCTTCTATGGCTGCCATCTCACTAGCTGCTGCCATAATGCCGTTGAGGTTCTTGCCAAGCTCCTGTACATCACCATTCTCATCAATACCAATCTCTACACCCGGCCCCCATACAAACTCTTCCACCTCACCTATCACCTTCAGTGGTGGATGAACTGTCAAGTCCATAGCATCAGCCTTGAGGTTCTCTAGGTGGTCTAAGCGATATTGGAGACCTACAAGGTTGTCTAATGGCCCCATAGCCCATAGGTTGTCTGGTCTGAATCTCCAGCCTACGTGACGTATATTAGCCCCTGTGAACCAAGAGGGAGTGGGCTCATTACGTACAGTGTAAGAGCGATCTACAACAGTGATGATTCGGTCTGTCTGTAAGGTGCCTGTCTCTGAGTCATGGTAGTCCCCAAAGAACTCTAAGATCTCTACATAGTCTGACATGTAATACTCATACATGTTACCAAAGCCATCAGCTTGGTATTGTACAGCCTTGTCAAAGTCCTCTATGCTGTAGCCACCAGCTAAGCTCTGTAGGCCCTCTCTACGCTCAATAGCGTCTGTCCAGAACCTCTGGTCAGGGTCTTGAGCTGCAAGCTTCTTAAGCTCTCCTATGGTCTTGATACTTCTCACCACTTTAAAGCTGTCATCAAAACTCACAGCCACTGGGTTGAAGACAATGTCAAGAGGACTAATGCGTCCAGCTCTTGGCCCTACATAGTCTGGGACAATACTCCCATCAACAGCTTCTTTATAGCGTGACTCAAAGTAGGAGGTGACAAAGGCATTGCCCTTATCAATGTAGTCATACAGACACTTCTCTAACTCTGTCCTAAACTTACTCTCTCTCACCTTATTAGCCATGTAGCCTTCAATAGCTTCTGACTTGGCCTTAACATTGTCATCCCGGCTATACGCCTCCCACTTCACCCAGTTGTCATTGGGGAAGAGAGCTGATACATAGTTAGAGAACAGGTTGTCTCTTATCTGGCATAGCTTAGGGATGGTTGTGGAGTTCTTCCACGGAAGTGTAGAGTTGGTTGTAGTGGTTGTGTCTGTAGCAAATACATAGGCATCCTGCTCCTTCCACTCCTCAATCTTATCCCTACGCTGCTGGTTAAACTTGTCCCACAGTTGACTCACCCATGCAGCTTCTGCATCTTGTGCTGTGGATTGGCTAATTTCTGCTACCTTATCCGACATCATCTTTCCTCTTAATATATTCTCTCTGGGCCATGTCTAACACCACCCAACCATCGTAGTATGTAAAGTTTCTATGCCACAGCCCTATCTCTGTTAAGTAGGACTTGGCTTGTGGGTATGTTACCGGAATGCCACACCTCCGTTGATATTCTCAGTATACCTCCTAACAAGCTCTTCAAACTGTAGGAGGCCAAACTCAGATAGGGCGACATTCATTTGGTAGCAAACTATACGTACGTTACCTTTTACGTACCCAAGGGAGGGGGTCTCCCTATCAAGAGAGGGCGCGTATGGGTGTACCTTCCCAAACTCAAACCTACCCAACTCTAGAGGAATACCTGACAGGGCACAACACCCTAACCACTCAGCCCAAAGGCTGGTGAGGTAGTCTAGGTCGAGGTCAAACGCCACACCCTTAGTCTTGGCCCTGTTTTTGGCCATGGCCATAAGCTTCTTGAGCCGCCACTCTGGCTTCTGCATGTTGGCTTCATAACTGTTCATGCCTCCACACTTTTTAGAGCAATACTTAGAGTTGCCCATCCCGAGGTATGGGGAGCCACATTGGTGACATTCCCTCTCTTGCGGGTTCCGTATCCCAGAGATATTGTAAGTCTCAAGCTCCCTCTTGTTCACCTCCATGCCACACCTCCAAAGCGAGAGGAGGTCTGAGCACCTCCCGTAAACAACTCTTCCATACCACTCCTTCGTGATTGTTTTGGTGCCACAGCAATATCAACTGCTGAAGCTAGTGAGTCCTTCAAGTC